TCAATCATCAGGCTTGCTACTTCTTCTAAGAAATTTTGATAGGCTTGATGTAGTTGCTCTTCGGTATAGAGAACAAGCACTGGCCTAGAAGTCGGGGGTTGTTTCTTCGTCATAATCCATCACCGTTTCTGTCATGCGATTAGTCTCAATTGAATAGGCCAAGTGGCAGCAGATACCTGTGATGCCACACCACCTGTTCTTAAGCAGTCGTACTGTTGTTGTGTGTAAGTTCTCTTGGTCTTGCTGGTTTCTTTCCAGACCAATCACCATGTCGCTTAGCTGACCGATGGCAGCACTGCCTCGCAGTTGAGACATGGAGGTTTGCGCTCCATCCTCGTGTCCTCTGTCTCCCGAAGGCCGCTTCAAGTGACTGACAAGTATCAGCCCTATCTGCAATTCCTCCACGAGTGTACGCAATTGGGTCATAAGGGTGTCGATGGTACGTCTTTCGTCACCACCTTCCATGCCCGAAACTACGATAGATAGATGGTCAAGTACAATCCAGTTGCAGCCACAACCTCTAGCCAAGTAGCGTACCTTGTTAAGAAGATTATCAGAGTCAGTGCTACCCCAATGGTCATAGAGAAATACCCTACCAGTGCCAAGGGTATCAGCAAAAGCATGTTTAAGTTCATCGTCTGTTACCCCCTCACTACCTAGATGTATCGGCTTGTTAATTGATAGAGACATTAGCGACTGAGCAGTACGCTTTACATTTTCTTCTAATGCTATGTAGCCCAGCGTTTCACCCTGACGTATCAGGTGGTGTGCTATCTCCTTAGTGAACTGACTCTTGCCAGTGCCGCTGCCTGCTGAGATGGTTACGATTTCTCCAACACGAAGCCCCATCGTTTTATCTGTGATGCCTTGATAGGGGTAGCTGACGCTCTCCTTATCGTCCTTCGATGTTACCATATCCCATAGGTCTACACCAGCAAGGATACCATCAGGTCTGAAACTCTTGGCTCCCCATATAGCATCAAGCAATGCCTTCTGCTGGTTAGCCTTGAGCATGTCGTTGGCATCCTTGTACCCCGAAGGGAAGGAAACAATCTTGGCCTTGCCTGGACTCAGGAGGAGGGCTGCTTCATGTGCAGCCTTCACGCCTTGAGGGTCACTGTCGAATGCCAGCACCACACTATCGAACTGCTCAAGCCATTCAATAGATTTACTGATAGCTTTCTTAGCAGACGCACAGCCTTGAGGTAGGCTAACCACAGGCCAACGGTTGTTGAAGCACTGGCTGATAGAGAGGGCATCAACTTCACCCTCTGTTATAGTGACCATCTTCATCTTGCCTGTGTTACGCCATAGGTGCTGACCATACAATCCAATGTCCTTGCTATCTCCAAGATACAAGAAGTCCTTGTTGGCAAAGCGTAGCTTCTGCCCAATGGTTTGACCTTTGTTGTTCTTGTAGTTAGCAATCTGTACAGGCTGACCTTTATAGTTTCCTATTTGATAGTCCCAAAACTTTACTGTCTCTAGTGAGATGCCACGCTTAGTTAATGCATTGACCTCACCATCAATCAGGTTGGTGTTAGCTGGTTGTTGTGGTTCTCTATCTTCAAGCATTGAATATGTCTCGCAACTAAAACAATAGGCATGGTCAGTATAGATGGCGTTAGCATCACTACTGCCACAGTGAGGGCAACTTTCCTTACGGATGTAGCTACTCTCCTCCAATGGATTCCTCCACTATCTCAGCAGCGACACGCATCTCCCTTGCTATCTTCTTTAGCTCAGCGTTCTCAATGTTCTGGTCTTCGACTATTTCATAGGCAAGTAGTTCCCAATCAATGATGTTTGCATTGATGGTTATAGGTAGGTTAACTGTGATTGCTCTAGCTACACTCATGCTGCCCACTCCTCTGGCAAAGTTCCTTCACTCCAGACAAAACCATTACGGTCTGCCCACTCAGCGCACGTCATCTTTGTCCCATCCTTGCGTACCTTCGCGCCTTGTACTGGCGAGGTTGCCTTCTGAAAGATGAAGCGTATGTCTAGCTCAGGGTTCTGTGCCTTAACTGCTTTCATCTTTCGTTGTGCGTCCTGTCGGAAGTAGCCCTTCATCTCTATGTATATGTCATTGATTAGAAGGTCAGGATTGTAGAGGCGTTCCACCCTGTAAGGTATGCTATGTGGTTCATAGGCAAACGGAACGCCCCTGCTTTCTAGGTCAGAGATGACGTGTTCCTCAAAAGTCCCCTTCGGCATTCGCTGTCTCATCCGAATCGAATGGGGTTTCTTGACGGTCATCCTTTTCCACAGCCGTTTCGGTGTAGCCATCTTCATCTTCAAACATGGCTGCGTTGTCACCGTACTCAACAAGGTTGATAACCTGTACACCACGGAGATGAAGCTTTACGCCTACCATCTTTGTGGCTGGAATGAAGTAGGTGCGTGGTTCAAAAGCTACCTTGATGTCACTACCATTACCAATCAAGTGGTCACCTGACATTGGTGTACGCTTGGCATCCATGATGGCTGGCTTCTGGGTGAACTCACCGTTCCTTCCCTTGACCTTGGCATCAAGCTTGAACTTAAACTTAACGTCACCAGTTTCGTTACCATCCCTGTCAAAATCTTTTTCAAAGGGAAGGTGAATGGACAGACTATCCTTATACTTAGGGCTAGTCTTAATCTCTTCAGCCATGCGTTCATTAACAAGGCCTTCAAGATACTCACTCATCTTTACAGCATCAGCTTCGGGTTTAAGTAAGTCTACGGAGTAGACCCCATCAGGGTTGAACTTGGTATCAGGTTCAAATACTTTAGCCCAAATAGCTTTGCCTTCTGCTACTTTAAATTTACTCATGTAATATCTCCTTGAGTGTATGAATAGGCTATAGGGGAAGGTTAGAACTCACGCAAAAAAGTATTGTGACTCCAACACTTTAGATAAATCTAACGTCCCTTTGGTTGGTGGTTGAGGTAGTGTATTATCTCCTACAGTGTAACAAGCATGGTCACGAAGCTGCTGCAATACATCATTGTCTTGATACATTTCAACGAAGGCTTCTCTTAAAACCTGACTAAGCACTGGCATGTTAGGGCTATGTGTACCATAGCTGTCGTGAACCATAGCAAAGTCAGTCATCCCCCCATCCATACAACGCACCACTGTCTCAGTCAGGGCTGCTGCATCTAACGAGTGGATGAAGTTGGGGCTGCTACCTGTCGTTATTCGTGACCTGTTCACGTCATCCATCTCTTGTTGATAGCTTAGCCTTACGATGTTCCCATCAATGTGTGTCTCAATCCTACGCTTCTTGGTATTGAGGTAGGGCTGGACAACCAGAAAATTAGTAGGCGTTATCCATTCCATATGTTTGTTAGCATCAGCGTAGTGTGAGCCAATGGTCTTAACGTAGTCCATAACCTGTCTCGCTGATGAGATAGTCTCGTTGATAGCCTGCCAGATATGTCGGCTGAGATAGAGCGAGGCTTCAAAGTAGTCATCACCAAAGGGGTTGCTGTCTCCCTTCTTCTCAATCCTGTCAGCGATTGCATCTTGGATGTACTCACGGCAAGCGTGTTGTGTACCAGAGTAGGGCGTAATCATTACAGGCCTCTTGGTTAGACTGCGCGTGATACCAAACTCCAAACATTTTTTTGCTATCTCACTGCCTTGCTGTGCCTCTTGTTTAACTACAGCCTCAGCCCTAATTGCTACATCAGTGTATATATCTGACGGTGCATCTGAGGGTACGAGGTTACATGCTCTGCCTCCTTGAGAGTCGAGGAGGATTGCGCTTAGATGCTGCAGTCCATTACAGCTACCATCTGCACTGCAGGGTAGGTGTGTGTAGTATCCCCAACCCTCACGCAACAGGCCATACCACTCCATGCACCAGCCAAGGAACTGCCAAGGCTTGTCAGCCTGAGTCCACCACATGTAATCAAGTGGGTTCTCAGCTACCTTCACGATGTCATCCTCACTATCCCATGCCCACTGGATACGCTCAGCAAAGGATACCTTGTCATTACCAAAGAGGTTAGCACCGTGGATAGCCAGCCAATCAGCATCACCTGCATCTTTGATAGGGAACCCATAGGTAAATCCAATGAGAGCCTTACCCCAATCAGCTACCTGTGGTGACATGAAGGACTCGACAGGATACTTGCGTGACCTAAAGTCTAGCTGCCATACAAAATAGAACTCATCGTACTTGGCGTAGTGGTTGGCAAGCTGTAATGTACGCTCCACTTGGATACGCCTCGACATAGACTTACCATTGGCTTGGTAGATACGGTTGCGTTTGCTTGACCAATCTCTAAACAGTATCTTCTCTGCCTCATCCATTTCCTGTGGGTCTTTGTCGAATGGATACACAGGCAAGGGTAAGTCCTCACGAGGAGGGAGGCCAGCCCATTGCTCACCACTATCCCACGCTGTCCTCATCACCTCAAGCACAGGCTTGTTGATTGACCAAGGGGTACGCTGTAGTCCATTGAGACAACGGTACTCCACGCTCATGTCTTGCTGGCGCAGTCTATCTAAATATTCCTTAGATTTTTTCTTCATCAGTGTACCCTCACTATCGGTAATTGATTGATGACTGTGCTGTGGTAACCACCATCCATTACATCAATCCAATCCTTCGGTGGTATGATGGATGGGGCATAGCGTGGCTTCATCACCTCTTGAAATGTGTTGAACTTCTTGACCCACTCAAGAGTCTCAGGCGTAGCCTCAAGATATGTGATTGTCTTATGCTTTTTGATAGACTTGGTTAGCTTGACCAGCCCTGTCTTAATAACAATCTTATCCACGAGCCTCATGCCTACATGGATGCGTTCTTCATTAGTCCATTCGGTGCTGTTGTAACCATCTTTGTTCAGCTTGTAGACCAAGCCTTGTCTCTTATGTAGCTTGCTAGACTTCTCGTTAGCTTTGCGAATGACATTCAAAGCTGGCTTGCCTTCGATAGCTACCCACTGACTGAGCCTCTTCTGCAGTTCGATGTTGGCTCCGACTGACTTGGCTACCTTCATAAGTGTGAACCTCTTGGATACTTCATCGACTACTGTAATGAGGGCGAGGTATGCAACTTGGTAGGCATCCATTCCTTGTAAATTTTTTCTGGCAATATCTCGATTGCTTGTCACGTCAGATTGTATATCAGTTACCCCATCAGCCACAGCGTTGACGATGGCTGCAATCATAGCCCTGCCATGCTGCGTGTTGGATTCAATCCCTTTCTGAATTAACTTGTTGGTGTTGGTCTGATAGCGAGTGATACCATCCGCTAGCATTTGTTGTTCAAGTTCTATCTGCTCTTCAAGTGTTGGCATCGTAGTCCTTCTCATCAAAAAATATTCGGCCTCGTTTCTTATTAGGAACCACCTGATTTCTGGGCATACGCCAGTGTGGATTGCGTGTGCCTTTTGTTGGTGGTGGCTTCTTAAATATCTTCCTTCTCTTAGTCATGATTAATCCTTTACGCCACGCTAGGCCACGCAAACGTGGCGCATATCACAAATCCGTTACACGAGTGTAACAA